TGCTCGAGTTCGCCATCGAGTATTTTAGTGAGGCGCGCAATCCGGGTAATCCCGGCAACTGGGAAGATTTCGACATTGCCCGAATCGAGGACGCGGCGGAGTTCCACCGCGAAATCTGCGACATCATGAACAACGTTTCTATGCGCGAAACAAACGCAAAAATTGCGGTTGCCGCGCCACGGTCGCACGCGAAATCAACATACTTATCGAAGGCGTTTCCCGTCCACGAGGTCGTGTATCGTCTCCGCAAGTACATCATCATCATCTCTGAAACGCCGACCGTATCGCGAGCGAACATGGAGTGGATACGCAATCAACTGAAGTATAACCGCAAATTGCGCGAGGACTTTGGCCCGTTGCTTTCGCCGAAAGATCAGGCGAACATTCGTGATAATGGCGATAGTTTCATCGCTTGGCATCCCGATCCTGACAATCCGGAGTACCGTGTGCAGTTGGCGTTAGTCGAGGCGGCATCGACCGGCCAAGCGTTGCGCGGTCGTAGTTGGGAAGGGTCGCGGCCGGATCTGATAATTCTCGACGACTTGGAGGACGCGCGGCCAGGCGGCAACGCAAGCACGCCTGAACAACGGAAAGCTCTCAAAGACTGGTTTGCGCAAACGGTCATGCCGCTTGGCGACCCGAAGGGCAAGCGGACGGCATTTGTTTACATGGGAACGACGGTTCATTTCGACTCGCTATTGATGGATGTATTGCATAAACGTTCGGACTTCAAGACGCGAATTTATAGAGCGCTCATTAGTCCGCCGGAACGGATGGACCTGTGGGAAGAATGCCGACTGATCTACCAGAACCGCGAAAATCCAAACCGCAAGCAGGACGCGGAAAAATTCTACCAAGAACACCGAGAAGAAATGGACAGGGGTGCCAAGGTGCTGTGGCCGCAAGTTCAGCCGTTGTGGAAGCTGATGACGTGGAAATGGGATAACGGCTCAAAAGCGTTTAATACCGAGTACCAAAACAACCCAATCGATGAGGAATCGCAAATATTCGATCCCGACAAGTTCACGTATTATGACCGCGAAATCGACTGTACGAGCGACCAATACGATGTTTCGATGGGCGTTGACGTTGCAATGGGGAAAGAGCGGAGCGACTACTCCGCGATAACCGTCGTTGCCCGCGACAAGCAAACGGACACAATCTACGTCATCGACTCGTGGGGCGACCGCGTGAAACCGACCGAATTCATCCAAGAAGTAGTCAAGCGCGTGATGAAATACCAGCCGACGATCATTGCCGCGGAGTCGGTGGCCGCGCAAGAATTTTTCGTTGAAGAACTGAAAAAAGCGTTAACAAAAGCGGGCTATCCCGCTGATACACGCGTGAAAAAGATATATTCGCGCACAAGGAAAGAACTTCGCATTGAAGCACTCTTGCCGGACATCGAGTCCGGTCGCATTCAATTCAATCGCAAACACTCGTTACTGCTCGAACAATTTGAGCGCTACGGACAGGGCGCTAATGACGATCTGCCGGACAGCTTGGAAATGGCGGTGAAAGCCGTCGAATCCAGCAATGTCGTTGTGCGCACGGCTTATATACCGAAAAGGAGGTGACGTGCTATCGTCGACTACAATTTGCTATCGCCGCAGGATATGGACGAGCTATTGTTCTCGCCATTCCAGCAGGCGCTTGGAAAAGAACATCGCGAGCGTATTCGCAAGGCGCTTGAAAATTACGACTACTACAACGGAAAACAACATATCGACCCTGAAACCGGTCAACTCGTAAAGGCTTCGGAATTGCCGCGGCCGCCTGGATTGGACTACGATCCAACCCGTTACGCAACGAACTATTTCAAAGCAATCGTTGACCGGAAAGCCCGCTGGCAAATGGGCGGCAAGCACGGGATTAGTGTTCCGCGACGTCAAATTGACGACATTGACGCGACGCTTGACCCAAACTACGAGCCAAGTGAAGCCCAAAAGCGGGAAAACTGGCGGGCGGAACAGTACGAACGATTGCTGTATCAGTTGTGGGACGAAAATCAAATGCGGGTCAAACTATTGCAAGCGGCGCGTGATAGGTTGATTGCGAATCGCGTCGTTTGCAAAATCGTGTTTAATCAACGAACTGGTAAAATCCGTTGGATATTCCGGCCAGATTACGAATATTTCCCGATTTACTCGGACGATGATTTCGAGGATTTAATCGGTTGTCATTTTGTTTGGGGTCGCAAATGGGAGTATAAAGGCGAGGAAATTGACGTACTTCAAAAGCAAACATATCGCTTGATTAACGGTGAATGTTGGTATGAGGAAGGGATTTACCGCGAGTCTGATTTGAAGAAAATCGCGACAATTACGGAATTGGCACCGATGGGTCTCGATTTTATTCCGGTACAGGAATTTCGTGTTCACGGTTTGGTCGCAGAACCGTTTGACAGTTCCGAAATCGAGGCACTTCGTGAGCAAAATGACGTTCTCAATCAAATGAATGAGGACGCGATTGACTCGTTAAAGTTCGAAATGTTCAGCATGACAGCGGTAATAAACGGCCCTGAAGGAGTTGCCGGTAAGCTAAAAATTGCGCCTGGCGCTGTTTTGGAAGTTCGCGGAAGTGGCGAGACCACGCCCGACATCAAAAAAGTTGAGGGCGGGTTCCGCTGGAAAGAAGCGTTCAAAGATCAATACATGCGCGTGAAGGCCGCGATGCATGAGGTTAGTGGCTTGCCGCAAATCGTTCCGCAGGAACTAAACTTCGGCGGACTGAACGGCGAAGCCTTGCAAGTACTGTTCCACGATATTATCACGGACACCGAAGAACATTGGCTGTCGTGGGGCTATGCATTGTCGGAACTTCATGCGAAAACCATTCGGTATCTACAGGCGAGACTCGATGCGCCTGTTTTTGCTTACGACAAAGAAGTCGTGCGAGCAATTGGCGATAATTATGCAAACGAAATGCGGTTTGTATTGCCGTTGCCAGACAACCGCAAAGAATTGGTTGAATTGCTGATGCTTGAAACAAGCGCAGGATTTGAATCGAAAAAAGGAGCGCTAGAACGTTTGGGAGTTGAGAATGTACAAGCTAAAAAGCAAGAAATTGAAGTTGAGCGTAACAGAGATCGAGCAAAAAACGATCCTTACAACGAATTGAATGAATAGTCTCTCGACCGGAATGTCGTTAAACTACCTGTGCGTTATTAAAATTCGCCGACGGGCGTAAAACGAAAGGAGTAGTTGCTGTATGGACGAAAAACTGACGGTAAATACCGAAGAAAATACGAATGTTGAGACGTCTGCGGAGACGAAAAACACCGAAACCAAAACCGTTGAAAACAAAGTACCTTATGAACGGTTTAAGGAAAAGGTCGATGAGGTAAACAAGTTGAAGGCGCGGCTTGCGGCTCTTGAAAAAGAACGCGAAGAAGCCGAAAAACGCAAACTCGAAGAACAAAACGAGTACAAAAAGCTGTACGAAAAGGCACAAAAAGAACTTGAACAATTTAAAATTCAAACTTTAAACGCGAAAAAAGACGCTTTGCTTGCGAAAGCCGGCTATTCTGACGAACAAGTCGCAGTACTGCGCAATTCACTCACAGGTGAAACTGACGAAGAACTCGAAAAATCACTCGAACAATTGAAGACGGTTATTCCGCCGAAACCGCGGTATGTAGATCCGTCGCCGATGAACGGCGTACGGCAGGAACCAGAACCGAAGGACATCAGTGAAATTGGCGTTAAACAATTCGAAAAAATCAAATCAAAACTTTTCCCTACAAAAAAGTAAAGGAGCGATGAAGAATGGCATACGGTCCTGTTTTTCGGAAAACCGAATTTGTTGGCGGTAAAAACATTTTAGCTAGCGAACATGTCCAGTACATTGAAGGTGGGGCAACACTTGATCATACAAAGTTCCCTGCCGGTTATAACGAAGTCGGGTTGCTGATTGCACGGAATTTGGCAACTGGAAAATTCGAGCCGTTCAGCACTGTTGAAGGTTACGACAATTTTGCGGTCCTGAACGAAGATTTCGTCAATGACGCTGGGCAAGATTTGGTCGTTGGCGAAGTCATTGTCCGTGGCAGTGTTTATGAAGACAAATTGCCGCAGGCAGTGCCTGCTGAATTCAAGGCCGCAAATCCGATGATCCGCTTTGTAAAACATGTTTAATTGATGAAACCGCACAAAGAAAATGACGAAAGGGAGATGTGAAAATGGCTGGAATTACTCACTTGGAAGCATTTAAACCGGAAGCTCTCGGTCGGTTGGCCGAGGAAGTCGATAAATATGCTGTAGAAATGCAAGACGATATTCTCAATTTCTTGCCGGACGAAAACGTCTATGATTTAGAATTCGCTTATAATGTCGTTAAAACTTCGTC